AGAAGAATTTAAGCGTCTTAGCTATGAAGCCATTCATGATACTTCTCAAGTAACTCAATAGTAGTTATTACAGAAGTCAAACCACTGACCTTCCCCAGTTGCAATCCGTCTGTATGGTCAATCTGTTTAGTAGCTTCATTAGCTTTAGCAGAGATAGCTTGCATATCTTCAGCTGTTAAAGATTCTCGAAAATATTTAAAGGATTTCATAAAATCTCCTCCTTTCTATTGGAATTTTGACTAAAACGAGAGAGGTCTTAGTCAAGATTATTATAGCAATTTAGGAGGATATTACATCAGTCTTGAGGCTGATATAGGAGGTTGAATGGAAGATAAAATTATCGAACTTGCTGATTACTTCATCAGCGAAAACACAACGTACAGAGAAGCTAAAATAGCGTGTGAGAAGCTATTGAAACAAGTCAGCCATGAGATAGAACTCAGGGCAATGGAAAGTAAGACAGTCTAGAAGACAACAAAAAGCACCTGACGGCAATCAGGCGCATACTAAAAAACTTTACAAGAGGATTATAACATGAATATGAACTTAAATACAAATGAAATTTTAACAACTACTGAATATGATATGTTTCGCAAAATTAGTAATAGAAAAATAACTGAAAATCCTAAATTGGAAGAGGAGCTACTTTCTGAGGGACAACGTCAGCCGATTTTGGTAAATGAAAAAATGGAAGTTATCGACGGGCAACATCGTCTTTATTACTTGAGAAAACATAGAAAACCAGTGCGCTACATAATTGATCCGACCGCTAATTTCAAGACAGTAATTTCGATGAATACATCAGCTGTCAACTGGGCATTACAAGATTATGTGTATTCGTTCGCTTTAGAGGGAGATCCTGAATTTGTTAAATTAGCTAAATTTTTAGACGAGAACGAATTGCTTAGTGACAAGATGGTAATCGTAGCTGGTTCAGGAAGACGTGATGGTACGGCAGCACACGTAGTCAAAAAATTAAAAAAAGGCGATTATGTATTTTCAAACGAAAAACAGTTAAGAGAATTTTGTAAGTTCTACGAACGCGTTTTAAACGAAACAAAACTGCCTAACAAACCATTTTTACAATCTGTTTTATGGACTTTGTATACAACATCAGTTTTTGATGAAAACAGAATGTTGACACAATTGAAGAAATCAGATTTGACATCAGAAGATATCGAAGGATTTGCAAAGAAAAAATTGCTATTAACTTTTTTAGAGCTATACAACGGAAGATGGAGTGACGATCATCCTTCTTTAATTCAATACTTTATCAACAGAAAAGGGTCGTTAACAATTCCTAGTTTGCCTAAACAAGATGAAGATAATTAAAAAAGTAGGAAGATAAAATGAAAGTCACAGTATATGTTTACGGCCGAAAATTAGAACCAGATGAACCAATTATCATCCCAGAAAATCATCGTTTTTATGACATTTGGAACGGAATTGTAAATGAAATGCTCGACAACGAGGAGGATGTAGCTTAATGAAACTACTTACTAAATTAAAACTCAGACTCGAAGGAGTTCTTAAATCAGTCAACCTTGACTGGAGAGAGGTAGCAGTCGAACTTATGAACGACCTATTTGAGGAGCGCAAGCGTCGCTTTGCTTTCGAGCAAGAAAACTATGACTTGAAGCAACAATTGGCAATCTACAAAGAAAAAGAACAAGGAGAACAATATGTTTAAAGCACTAAAAACAATCAAAAAAATCAAACAGCTTCAGAAAGAAATGCACGACGCAAGCGTAGCATTCCTACTTATGCAAGACCTCGGTTTGGTTCCTGATAGCGAAAAAGGAAGAACCATAGCTAAATCGTTTTATGATGTAAGCCACATGCTCAAGGACGTCCTGGGCGGCAAGTCGGTAGATGAAGCCATGAAACGTCTAAATAGCGAAGTGAAAATTGAAGATGTGGAGCAGGAAGATGACTAGAATTGAACTTGAAAACCGTGTATGGCTTTTGGCTAATCATGAAGAAAAAAACGAATTGCTGGATCTTGGGCTAACATCCAAGGCTAGATATGTGAAGCGAGTTCTGTAACTAGGAAAGGTGTATGCTCATGTTTGATTACGACAGAGACATAATGCAACCGCCTGAAGAACGAGAAGAACGTGACCCAGCTGATTGGATTTTCAGCGCTGGTCAATGGATCTATGTAGGAGATTGTTAGCCTATGAATAGAGAGCATTTAGAGCGTGAAAATTGGAATTTGAAGAAGACGAAAGGTAGAAAGAAATGAAAAAACGATTATATTACAAAAAATGGAAACAAGAACTTAGAGAGGCAATGAGAGAAGAAATTGATGGCGATTATCTAACCGAGAAAATGGTTAGAAAAATGAGTATTAGCGATATGTCACACTATTTGAACCAATTAGCATTAGAAGAAGCTGGATACTGTGGGACAATGTTTAATTACTAAAAGAAAAAGGAGAGAAAATGACTAATAATCAATTAGCAACACAGACAAAACGTAACATCACTACTGACCCAAGTTTATTGACCGGGGCAGACATCAAAAAGTATTTTGACCCACAAAACCTACTGACTGAAAAACAAGTAGGTCAGGCGCTAGCCTTGTGTAAAGGTCGCAATCTTAACCCATTTGCTAACGAGGTCTACATTGTAGCTTACACAAACCGTAATGGGGGCAAAGAGTTTAGCTTAATTGTCTCTAAAGAGGCTTTCTTGAAACGTGCCGCCCAATGTAAAGACTATGAGGGCTTTGAGGCTGGAGTAGTGGTAGTAGACAGTGAGGGTGTTATGCACGAACGCAAAGGGGCAATCATGCTCCCAGAAGATACACTGATAGGCGGATGGGCTAGAGTGCACCGCAAAAATTTCAAGGTACCTGTGGAAATTTTTGTCAGTCGTGAGGAATATGACAAGAAACAAAGTACATGGAACACCATGCCAGCTACCATGATCAGGAAAGTGGCTCTAGTAAATGCTCTTAGAGAGGCTTTCCCTGAGGACTTGGGGAACATGTACACAGAGGACGACGGTGGAGAGACATTTGACCGTATCAAAGACGTCACACCTCAAGAGAGCCGTGAGGATGTCGTAGCACGCAAGATGGCTGAAATTGAGCAATTCAACAAAGAGCAAGAGGCAAATCATGCAGATCCCGAACCTGCTCAAACTGAGGAAACAATCCAGGGCGAGTTGCTAGACGGTGAACTTGAATATTAGGAGGACAACATGCAAGAATTACAGGTAAAAGTAACACAAGCACAGGTTGAAATCATTGACCGTGAGAAATTTGAGCAGAATATCAATGAGGTTGTAGCAAAGTATCAAAATTACACGGTTACGGCTGCAACTATCAAGGATGACAAGCAGACACTTGCCGATCTACGAAAATTAGACAAGCAGGTTTCTGATGAACGGATCAGGAATAAGAAAGTCTTATCTGAACCAGCTGATGAATTTGACAAGTATGTCAAGAATGCCATCCAGCCTCTAAAAGACATCATTACCAAAATTGCTGGTGATGTCAAAGAGTTTGAAGAACATCAAAAGGCTGTCCGAATTGACACAGTCAAAGGCTACCTAGCCAACAAATCAGCTGAGTACATGCTGGATCCTCGTCTCTTTGATGAAAAGGCCCTTGAGTATGTCAAAGCTAGCGATTTTATGGCAGATGGCGTGACGCTTAAAAAAGCCACTATGAAGTCACTTGATGACATGGTCACATTTGAATTTCAGAAACAACAAGAATTTGAAAAAGCCAAGTCAGCTATTTCAGGGTTATGTGCTGAGTATGGCATGACTGACTCACCTTACATTAGACAGCTGAAAGACTTGACTCTTGCTGAAGCCTTTGAACAAATCAAAGCTGATTATGAGTTTGAAAAACAAAAGGAAGAAATCAGACAGGCTCAAGAACGAGCAGAGCGAGAAAGTCAGGAACTTTTAGCAGCCCAACAAACCAAACAGCAAGAACGGGCTCCAAAATCAACGGGAACCCCAAATTTTGACCCAGAGGCAGGCGAAATCTTGGACGGTGAGCAAATCCCTCAAAATGAGCAGAACTCTCTTAGAGGGGCTGAAAATGACCTAAAACGATATACCCAAAAAATGACTTTAGAGGTGTATTTTGTAGACACAGCCGAAAAAGACCGTTTCAAGGCTGGTCTAAGTCAACTCGGATTTGATTTTAAAAAGAACTATCAAGTCAGCGGTTATCAACGTATTGAGCCATTGACTCAGGCTGAACTCAATGAGCAATGGGGAGGGTAACCATGGACATCAGAAAAATATCTGACAGCGTAGCCATCTACTCGGACGGCAAGAAATTGCAGGTTATCCACAACCTAGGGGATGAGTTTATCCTTGATTTCAATGTGGGAGAGGATAGCGTCTGGAACCTCAATGGCCAAGTCGTAGAAATTATTGACATGATTGAGCCTGTCTTTAAAGTTTTCAGCTTTTGCTCAAAATCTGGAGAGGGTATGCAACGCTTAAAACATGCTATCGTCCACTTTGAAAAATTTGAGCAGTACATCAGAGATAATCAGGAAGACCTGATGATCTGGTGGCACAATCCAGGAGGGGAATATGATTAAAACCGTATTTTTTTCATGTGATTATCCACATCATGAGGCGATTGACGACCAAATAAATAGCTGGCTTGCCGAAAATCCAGGCATTAAGTTGATTGACATCAAATTTCAATCAAATGTGTCTGCTGTCGCTGACAGTGGAGTCAGTGCTGAATATTGGCATACATCCGCATTGATTATTTACAAAGTTCCCTCAGAGAACAATATAAGCAGTATTAATTCAAATGGTTTAGGTTTCATAATCAGCTGTGAGAAATGTGGTAGCTTATCAATAATCAAGGGAAAAGATGTAGGTCAAAATGTATGTTATGAATGCAAAGGAGAGAAATAATGAATGATTTTATCAAAGAGATTGGGATGGCTATCCTATGGATGTTTTTAGGGTATCTCTTGGGAGAGCGTAGCACTAGAGGGGGACAAATCAGATGATCAATAACGTCACACTGGTTGGGAGGCTTGTAGCGCCTCCTGATCTACGAAAAACGCCTAATAATGTATCTAGTTTACAGGGCACGCTTGCAGTCAATCGCAATTTCAAAAACGAAAATGGAGAGCGTGAGGCTGATTTTATCAATTTTCAAGCTTGGAGAGGTACAGCTGACATCATTGCTCAGTATTGCAGCAAGGGCTCACTTATTGGGATCATTGGGCGCTTACAAGTTAGGTCTTACGAGAAAGACGGTCAGCGTCGATATGTGACTGAAGTAATCGCTGAGAGTGTAGCTCTGCTAGAGAGTCGCAACAGTCAGCACGGACAAGGCAACAGTTTCCAAAATGGGAATAGCTCACCTTTTACCGATCCTAACCCCTTTGACCTCCCAAATGACGGTTTGCCGTTTTAGGAGGTATATATGTCAAAAATTAAAATTCTTGACGCTTGCTGTGGCAGTCGTATGTTTTGGTTTGATAAAAACGAAAGTCACACAATTTTTATGGACATTAGGCAAGAAACATTTGAGATACATGACAAAAAGGTCAATGTAGACCCTGATATTATCGGTGATTTTCGTGACATGCCTTTTGAAGACAACACATTTAATCTAGTTGTGTTTGATCCACCACATCTAAAATGGGCTGGACCTAATTCGATAATGAAAGCTCAGTATGGACAGCTGGACAAAGTTACCTGGTCGGAAGATTTGGCCAAGGGTTTTGAAGAATGTCTGAGAGTTCTAAAAGTTGGCGGCACACTAGTCTTTAAATGGTCTGACCGTCAGATAAATGTAAAGAAATTACTAGAGGTGATACCATTCAAGCCCTTATTTGGTCAGCAAAGAGGCACCACACACTGGCTAACGTTTGTAAAGTTTGAGGAGGACAAGAATGGAGTGGACGGATTGGGTGGATTGGAAACCTGAAACCAAAACGGACATTAAAACCAAAATTGAAAATGACGGGTACACTTTTCCACACTATGACAAGAAAAACAACGGCGTCAAGTACGTCATCTCTACACTGGACATCAAACGAGACTGTCTAAGACTTGGAGTACCGTTTGAAGATGTGTACCCTTTGCAAACGACACTTTTTTAACAGGAGAAAGAACATGGCAAGTAAAATCAATGCGACAGAACGTATTGCTATCATCATTGAGAAACAAAAAATAGAGGTCGTTACGACTCTAAACTATGATATGAGCATTAGCTTTGATAACAAAGACACGGCTCCTACACTAGATGACAATGGTGACCTTTTTGAACCGGTCTACAAGTGCAAAGTTAAGGCAATTCCCAAAAATGATGTATTTTTCACCTCATTAACACGAGTCAAGAGCAACATCAAGACGCTACAAGAGGTTAAAAAATTCTTTGAGTTCGTAAACGAAAACAGAGAAAATCTCTTTGAGATGGCAGGATTTAAGGGGGCTCTTGAATGAAATTGACCCTAAACATTGAGCCTAAACCTCAATCACGGCCAAGGTTTGCAAGACGTGGGAGTTTTACCACAACTTACGAAGACAAGGATATGAAAACATGGCGCAATCATTGCCAGCTGCTCATTGCTAATCAGTACATGGGTCAGCCTATCCTTGAGGGAGCTTTGAGGGCACGGCTTAGATTTTATATCAAACCTCCTCAGTACATTTCTAAAGTCAAGAAGAACCAACAGGCCCTCCTGGATGAAATTATACCAGTAGGCAAAAAGCCTGACATAGATAACTACGAAAAAGCGCTATATGACAGCATGTCAGGGATCGTCTTCCAGGACGACGGTCAGATAGCGCTACATGATGTAGGCAAGTTCTACAGTCTAAATCCACGGATAGAGGTTGAGATTGAGGTCATGAAATCCCTGAGTATTTGAAGAAATGAGGAGCAGATGGCTGACTACGCATTATATCAAGGTGATGTGTTTGTTACGCTTGGAACATTAGCGCAGATCAGTAGCGAGACAGGAATTACTGAAAGGATGTTAAAGTATTACACTTACACATCACACCAAAGACGACACCCAAACGGTAGGGCCGTTATTAAAATTGAGGAGGAAGATAATGAGAATTAAGACGGAAAGTGAAGAAGTTGGAAGATGATGGAAGAGTTAAAGCAAAAAGTTAATGAAGTATACAACTGGACGGTAGAAGACGGGAAGCCGCAACCTCCCAAGCAAGATTTACCACAAGCGGTGAAAGACCGGGCGGACTATTTTTGGGAAATGGCAGAAGATGGTATGACGTTTATGGGAGCGATGGAATGCATCTTCGCTGATGAAAAACCTACAGACTATGATTTGGGAGCTACTAAGGATTGGTTGCCAAAATCTAAGGAGTTTGATGATTGGGTTGGTTATTCGCCAAGCATGGCTCAGGTAGTTATTGCAGTTTATTTGATTTATAGAGGAAGCGAAGATGAAACTTAATGAATTGATTAAGAAATATAAAAAACTTGAGGGTGTATGGAATGCTGAAGGAGCAGAACTAGCTCGTCAAATTTTTCTGCAAGACTTGGAACAACTAGATAAACCAAAACCAGTCAAAGTTCCGCAGTGTGTGGCGGAATGGATTGAGGAAGCTAGAAAAGCTTGTAAAGACGTGGTAGAATTATTCGAATTTGATTTCACGAACGATGAAGTTAGAAAATGGTTTATGCAAGAAAGACCATTTGATTTAGTAGCTAGAGCATGGCTTGATGGCTACGAGGTCGAGGAAGAGAAGCGGTATTTGGTGACTTTAAAAAATAGGCAGCCTTTGGTCAAATCGCAATCAGGGAGTACTCTTTATTTTAGTCAAGATATAACAGCTAGGAATTATAAAGGTACTCAAAAAGAACTAGAAGACGCAAACTTCGGCTGGGTGTTTGATTGTGAAGGAATTGAGATTGAGGGGGTGGAGTGATGTCATGTAGTGAAAATTTAAAAAAAGAAAAAGAATTGACTGCTGCTATTTCAAATTTCAAGATAGAAGTCTTACAAAATGATGATAAATTGAGCAGTCTATCATTAAGCAACATCAAAAGGCAAGCAAGGGATCTATATGAATGCTTAGTATGGTTGCAGTATAATGCGGAGGAATCAGGTAGATGAGTTATGATTTGGAAATATTAGTAAAAATAGAGAGTGGAGATTATATTTGTATCGCTGAACCTAAATATAGTTCTCCGACCTACAATCTTGGAAGAATGTTTAGAGTTGCTATGAACTGGGATTTTGATCAAGACACTACGTACAACATCGCTGATGTTTTAGATAACATTCAACGCGGTATCTCTGAACTAGAACGGTACCCTGAAAAGTATGTGCAGTATGAACCTGAAAATAGATGGGGAACAGTTAGCGTTGCATTGGAGGTTTTAAAGTCACTGAAAGAGTGTATTTTAGAACAAGATATTGATACGAAATATTTATATATGAGGTGGTAATATGAAACGATTCATAGCTATCTGGATTCTGCTATCTGCTGGATTGAATATCTGGCAGAGTATCTACATTAAAAAGTTAGAAGAAAAGCGTCCGATTGTCGTCTATAAAGCTGATAACGCAGGCGCTGAGATATTCGGTAAAGTCGTCGAGAAAGGACGGCATGGCAAGCTATATACGCTTACCATTCGTGACTACGGGGTGTTCGTGGTTACGAAGGACGTGTACGATAAAGTGAAAGTTGGGGATGAGGTGTTACTATGACAGAAACTATTAAACTACCAGACTATTATGAGCCTGATTGGAAAAATGCAAGGTACGGGTCGTTGGAAGAGCTTAAAGAATTGTTGCTCTTTAAGCGTATTGTGAAATGGGATAAGGACTTTTTGCTGCTTGAAGACGGCACAAAGGTCACTATTGAAATGTCTGAAAGTGATTGCTGTGCCTCAGCAGGTGGGGAGTTCCAAGATGTATCACTTGACGCTGTGATTACTAATATTGAAATTGGAGAACTGGAAGAAATCCCCGACCATTGGGGAACTGGTTATAAAAACAAAGTAACTATCTTCCATAATCAGAACCCTGTAGCTATTGCCAATTGTGAAGCAGAGCATAACGGCTATTATTACAGCGTATGCTCTTTAGTGATTGGTGATATTCATTTTCCAGTTGTTAATGCTTAGGAGGATTTAACATGACACCAAGATATAGAGCGTGGATAAAAACAGAAAAACGTATGTTTTTTTCAGATGACATTCTTGCTATTGACTACGAAAACAAAGAAATAGTGACACAACAAGTTTATTTTGAGAATGGTTTACCAGACGATAGAGATATCTATTGTTATGATTTTGACGAAATCGAACTCATGCAATCAACAGGACTCAAAGACAAGAACGGCAAGGAAATCTTTGAAGGCGATATTGTACGAACTACTAGATTTTTGGGTAGAGCTGACGAAATTGGCGGTTTCTATGAGTATGACAAGGAATTTATAGGGATTGTTAAGCAGCTTGAGGGTTCTTGGGTAATTGATACGGGCAGTGACGCAGTATGTTTATGGACTGAAATTGAAGAAAATGAAATCATCGGCAACATCTATGAAAATAAGGAGTTTGGAGGACGCAAATGAGACCTTGTAAATATCCATATTCAGGAAGAAGAAAAAAACAAGAAACGCCGTCGCCAATATTTTCTGCACGACCAATTTTTGACGAAGTTCCAATTGTAGAAGAAGTTAAGGTTGAGTTCGGAGTTGAAGCTAGTATGGGGCGCATATATCCAGAAACGTTAATACATTTAGATATTTCTGGATACGGAAATAGAGTGCATTCAGTACATCGCTTCCCCGGTATTTTACTGAGTGTTGGTGAGTCAATCCAACTAAAGATGCTTTTCTATAAAAGACTTAGAAATTTTACTACAGATCGTTTCTTGACGTTTAGAGAATCTGATTGGAAGTTCTTTATCCGGGACCTGGTCAACGAATTTAAGCATTAAAAAAAGCCAAGACACTCTCTGCCTCAGCTAATAGTTCTCGCAAAGACTATTATATCACAAAGGAGACAGAGAGTGAACAAGGCTAAAGAGCTCTTGAAAGAGTTGCAGGATCTGGACATGGACATCCAAAGCCGTATAGACGAAATTAACGAGCTTGAGGCAGGTTTGCTCTCAAGCCCTAAATGGTCCGAGGTTAAAGTCCAAGGTGGACAGACTAGAAAAGTTGATGATGTCTATACTCAGTTGGTAGTGATGAAAGAGGCTATAGAGCAGGATACTAAAGAGGTCATTAACAGAAAACTTGAATTAGGTAGAATGATCAATAGGCTTAAAAATCCAAAGTACAGGGCAGTATTAAGAATGACTTACATCAACAAAGGCACCGCTGATAGCGTTTGTTATGATTTGAATATGAGTCGTACAACCTACTACAGGTTAAAAAATGAGGCGGTCTTAGCTTTGGAAGAAGTTATCTAACCTCATAGTGAGCTTATGGGACTTTTTGGAACAGCACGGTTCTAAAAATCTGTTAGAATGGTAGTATCAAGAATTGAAAAGAGAGGTCTCAGAATTGGTAGATGGTTACCTGTAATGTCAGGGGGCTGTAATGGCCTTGGAGGTTCAAGTCCTCCCCTCTCCTTTGAGTGTTTGTGTCCCAGAATGAGTTAAATCTTCTGGGTGGGGATTCACATATCACTCATTAACTCCTATCACTCATTAACTTAAAAATGGTTGCGGAAGCGACTGGACCTCGCATGATTGCGTAGCTAATTATATTCCGGATAAGTTATAAGCTAGAGGGTTTGATTCCCTCAGAGGTTTTAAAGACTACAAAAAATAAAAAAGAAGTCAAAATTTAATACGCACGCAAGGTTGTAGTCGCCTTGCAAGAAGGTCGCACATCGTGTGGCTTTTTTGATTGTTTGAAAGGTGGTGATGGAAAATTGAGTGGATTGAGAATAAAACAAAAGAGATTTGCAGATGAGTACATCATCTCAGGTAATGCGACGGAAGCCTATAAGAAAGCAGGTTATCGTGTTTCTAGTGATAGAGTGGCAGGCGTTGAAGGACATAAGTTACTAAAGAATCCTAAGATTAAAAGCTATATAGATGAACGACTGAAACAACTTGATTCTGAGAAAATTGCAGATCAGCAAGAAGTTCTTGGTTATCTAACATCAGTAATGCGAGGAGAGACGCAAGAGCAGACCTTGATAAGCATCGGAGAATTGGGTCAAACGATTACGGATATTGACGTTGGAGCAAAAGACAGAATCAAGGCAGCCGAACTATTAGGAAAACGTCATAGGCTTTGGACAGACAAAGTAGAGGCAGACGTTTCTGGAACGGTGGTGTTTGCAAATGAGTCAGACATACCAGATTAAGCAAAACGATATTGTCGTTGACTTACCTAAGACAGTAGGAGCTGGGTACGGACAGTTCTGGCACTCAAGAAGTCTTTATCGTGTAGTCAAAGGGTCCCGTGGTTCGAAGAAGTCCAAGACAACCGCTTTAAACTATGTTGTCCGTCTTTTGAAATATTCCTGGGCCAACTTGCTTGTTATTCGTAGGTATTCGAATACAAATAAGCAATCAACTTATACGGATTTTAAATGGGCGTGTAATGTGTTGGGGGTGACTCATTTGTTTAAATTCAATGAGTCTTTGCCTGAAATAACCATAAAAGCGACTGGTCAAAAAATCCTATTCCGTGGTTTGGATGATGAACTCAAAATCACATCTATCACGGTCGATGTCGGCAGTCTTTGTTGGGCATGGTTCGAGGAAGCATATCAAATTGAGACTGAAGACAAGTTCAGCACGGTTGTTGAGTCTATCCGTGGTAGCTTAGATGTACCTGATTTCTTTAAACAAATCACAGTCACATTTAACCCGTGGAATGAGAGGCATTGGCTCAAGCGTGTATTCTTCGATGAAGAGACGAGACGGGCTGACACATTCGCTACTACAACCACTTACAAATGCAATGAGTGGCTTGATGAAGTCGATATCAAACGCTATGAGGATTTGTATCATACGAACCCCAGACGTGCTAGAATCGTTTGTGATGGCGAATGGGGAGTTGCTGAAGGTTTAATCTACGAAAACGTGACTGTCAAGGATTTCAATAAAGATGAATTACTACAAGATTCAGCTAATAAGTTATGTATCGGTCTTGACTTTGGTTTTACTCATGATCCAACTGCTTTGTGTTGTTCGTTGATAAATGACACGACGAAAGAGATTTATGTCTTTGATGAGGCGTATAAAGTCGGATTGATAACCAAAGAAGTTGCGAAGATGATAAAGGACAAAGGTTATCATCGCTCACAAATCATTGCTGATAGCGCTGAATTACGACTGATTGAAGAGCTCAGGTCAGAACATGGCATATCTAGAATAAAAGAGAGTCGGAAAGGTAAGGATAGTATTATGGCAGGTGTATCCAAATTGCAAGGATACGCTATTTATGTGCATCCAGATTGTAAAAACATCATGGATGAATTTTATAGTTACTGCTACCAGCGAGATAAAGAAGGCAACTGGTTGAATAAACCAGAGGATAAAAACAACCACTTGATGGACGCTTTGCGTTACAGCCTTCAATGTATCGAAGGTGGGAAAGCAACCGTCCGCAGACGTTCTGATTATGGTCTATAGAGAGGAAAGACATGTACCAATATTTAACCTATCCACGGGATGGATATGATGAGGGTTCTTTGAAGAAAGACCTGATTTACAAATTGATAACGATACATAACACTGAAAGTTCACATTTGAAGAAGCTTAAAAGCTACTACATGGGCGAGCATGCTATCTTAAAACACACGAGACGCAACGTGAACGCACCCAATTACAAGACGGTAGCTAATCATGCCAAGGATATCGCAGACACGGCTACGGGCTATTTTATGGGCAATCCTATCAAGTATAACAATACTGCTGACGGTGATATTGATGAACTACTTACAGCCTTTGATGGTGCTGAGATTGACCAAGTGGATGCGCAGAACGCACTAAATATGGCTATCTACGGCCGTGCTTACGAGTACATCTATGCTAAAGAGGGTATGACTGAGTTGGATTCAACTAGTATTGATCCGGAGAATACTTTCATGGTCTACGATGATAGTATTGAGCGGAAGCCTTTGTTTGCGGTCTATTACTATGAAGTAAAAGACGATACGAAAGACACTACCAAGCACCAGGCTGAGGTCTTTACCGAAAATCTGCACTATCACATGGTGCTGAGAAGTACAGATTCAGGAACAACTCAGAGCGAGGAGGCAACACCTCACAACCTTGGTCAAATCCCAATTATCGAGTATCGCAATAATCACTTTGCGATTGGCGACTACGAGCAACAAATTAGCTTGATAGACGCTTATAATTCCTTGATGGGGAATCGTGTCAATGATAAGGAACAGGCTGTAGAGTCTATACTTGTCTTGTATGGCACGCAGTTAGCAGACACTCCAGAAGACGCTAAGGTAGCAATGAAGATTCTTTCTGAAGAAGGTCTTTTGGAATTGCCGGGCGATAGTGCAAGGGCTGAGTTCTTGAAGAATACGCTGGACGAAAGTGCTACTGAAATCTTGCGTACAGCTCTTAAAGAGGACATCTACACATTTAGCCATGTGCCTAATTTGACTGATGAGAATTTCGCAGGGAATACATCAGGCGTAGCCATGGAATTTAAGCTGATGGGCCTTGAGATGATTACTAAGACCAAGGAAGCGAACTATAAGCGAGGATTGCGTCAGCGTATTGCGATTTTTGCTCATTACTTAGGCATGAAGCAGATTGCTTTAGAGTCTCATTCAATCGTTCCACAATTCAGTCGTGGTTTGCCTAAGAACTTGTTAGAAATCTCTCAGATTGTGAACAATTTGGAAGGCAAAGTGACCAATAGACAGCTTATTTCTCTCTTGCCGTTTGTGGAAGACCCTGACGCTGAGCTGGAAGCCTTGGAAGAAGAGAAAAAGAAGAACATGGAAGACATGCCGATGTTCAACAAAGACAACACGAAACCCGAAGACGAGGTAGAGGATGAAGAATCAGGAGTATTGGGCGAAGAGGAAAGCCAATCTGATTTACCAGCAGATGGACAAGGCCGAAAAGCAGGCAGACCAGTTCGATAAGGTCTATCAGGAAGCTAAGACTTACTTGGATAAGGAAATCAATAAGATTTTCGATAAATTCCAACGTGATTATGGTCTAAGTCAGGTAGAAGCTAGACAAGTCTTGAAGAACATGAAAGACAAGAAAAATCTGAATGAACTTCGTAAAGTACTTGAAGCGAGACCGAATGACCCGAACATCCAAAGATTACTAGCTGACTTAGACAGCCCAGCTTATTCTTTCCGCATGAAGCGCCTAGAGCGTTTGAGCGACGATTTAGATCGTATGCGTGAATCTATCTATCATTCGGAGAAGACAGGCTCAGATGCCTTTTATAGCGACCTGATGAAGGATAGTTACTACAAGGCTACCTTTGACCTACAACAGCAGACAGGACTAGCATATGGCTTTTCTGGGCTTCCTGAGAACGAGATTAAACATCTACAGTCTTTCAGTTGGGTAGGTGACGGAAGTACCTACTCTACAGACATCTGGAAGAATACGGGGAAGCTTACTTCTAGCATAAAAGATGAACTACTTATGAGCCTCATGACAGGCCGAGATACACGAGAAACTGCACAAGCAATTGCTGAGAGGTTCAATGTAGGTCAGAACGATGCAAGACGTTTGGTTCGGACAGAATCAGCCTTTTTTCATAACCAAATGGAACTACTCAGCTATGAAGAAGCAGACATAGAAAAGTATATCTTTGTGGCCGTCTTAGACAAGCGTACATCACGCATTTGTCAGGAGCATGACAATCAGGTCTATGATAGGGATAAGGCTGTCCCTGGTGTCAATTGTCCGCCTATGCACCCTTGGTGTAGGTCTACTACTGTCGGATACGATGAGGACGCAGACTACAGCAAGTTGAAGCGCAGAGCAAGGAATCCAGAGACAGGTAAAGTTGAGTACGTGCCTGCCGATATGACTTATAAAGAGTGGTATAGCAAGTATGTTGCGAAAGACGGGGAAAAGGTGTATAATCAAGATACAAGAGAAGCCAAGGCGAAATTTTATAGCGAACAACTATTGTCCAAAATTTCAGGAGTTGAGCCAAAAATTACAAGTGATATGCAACGTATCGCAGGAGAAAACAAATTGGCAGGTCTTGAATTTAGGAAGAAAACAGTTGAGTCATTATCACGTAAAATTACAACAGATAGCCAAGCTGAAAATATAAGTTTATCAAAGGCTACAAGTAAAATTAACGATGCTTTGCGGTATACAACTATTTTCGATCCCGATACTTTCGCAAAAGAGTATTTGAAGATGAAACAGAAGCTTATCGCAGAAGGTTATAAAATTGTAAAAGTAAAAAACACTTGGCTAGTAGATGGACCATACAAAGGTGTGAATACAGTCGTTGAAAAAGATGGTATCAACTTTGAAATGCAGTATCATACTCAGGAAAGTTTCGACTTAAAAAATGGTTCATTACATGAACTCTATGAGAAGTATCGTGATACGAATACATCTGATCTAGAACGCATGAAATTATTTAAGGAAATGCTTGATTTAAGCAATGGGCTTGAGATTCCTAAAAATATAGAGAGGGTGAAGTGATATGAAAGATATTAAATACTACCGCACAACGACGAACAATGCTCAAGTACTTCGTTTGATTGATGGTGTCATGCAAGTTTTTGACATTGAAAAAAAGTGGGTTAATAGCATGGATTGGTTTAATAAAATCTTTTTTAATGACTTTACGGATTTTGAAGAAATTTCAGAAAATGATGCATTTACTTATATTGACAGGATGGTAGCGGCATGATTGATATTGCCTTGGCTATCGCTAAAAAAGCACATGCAGGGCAGGTAGATAAAGCGGGTGTTGATTACATACAGCATCCTCTCTATGTGGCCAGTCAAGTCAACACTGAACAAGAAAAAGCTGTCGCTCTTTTACATGATGTGATTGAGGATAGCGATATAACTGCTGCCGATTTATTCGCGTCTGGCTTGTCAAATGAAGTTGTTACAGCGGTACAAATTTTGACAAAGAAAAAAGGTCAAAGTTATCAAGAATATCTTGGGAAAGTAAAATCAAATAATTTAGCAAGAGTTGTAAAACTTGCAGATTTGAAACATAACTCAGATTTATCACGTTTGAAATCTGTTACCAATACAGACTACGAGCGTGTTAAAAAATATAAAAATGCAATTCACTACTTAAGCACCTAGAGAGATCTAAGTGCTTTTTTCGTACCCAGAAAGGAGTGAGGAATGAAATACCGTAAAAAACCAGTAGTGGTCGAGGCTGTGCAGTGGAACGGCAATAACCATAAAGAGGTAATTGACTTTGCAGAAAATAAGATTTGGTTTGATGCACTTGGGAATATATGGATTGCTACACTTGAAGGTGATATGGTAGCTAAAAAAGGGGATTATATTATCAAAGGCGTGCAAGGAGAATATTATCCATGCAAGCTGGATATTTTTGCAGAAACATATGAAAAAACGGAGGAATAAAATGTTAGAAAAAGCAAAACAATTGGCATCGCAAGAATTTTCACGCTTATCAGGTCGTGAAATCAAAGCAGAAGACTGCTTTGTAGTTTGGTTTAGCAAGACCCTGCAAAACTGGAAAGCTCTTGTTAGTACGAACGCAATTACATCAAGCGAACCTTGTGGAAATTATGCAGAAATCACGCATAACGGAGATAAGAAAGAGACTTATGTGGATGTTTACGCCAAAGTTTCAAATCGTGCCATTAAAGATTAGGAGGTGATCCAACATCTTGACTTGCAGGAATAGACTGCTATAAATTGCTATAAACCGCATCGAAATCGAGGCGGTTTTCTTATGCCCTAACCGTATGGAACCCCGTACGGTTTTTATATTGTCCAAACTGTACCGATGACATTAAAAGCTGTACTGTTCCGTCGCCGGACGTAAAACGAGATTATCGAGTGGCGACGTAATCGCTGGAGGACAATTATGTCAGAAGAAATCAATGCAACTGTATCTACTGAATCAACTGAGACTGTCGACACTCAAGGAAATGTTGATTCAGTGCAGGAAGAAAAGCACGAACGAACTTTCACTCGTGCTGAAATCGGTAAGATGCTATCTGCCGAACGCTCTAAATGGGAAGCTGAGCAAGAAGCCAAGGAAAACGAAGCTAAGAAACTTGCCAAGATGAACGCTGACGAGAAACAAAAATATCAGTTGGATCAGCGTGAGCAAGAACTAGCTGACCGTGAGAAGGCTATTGCTCGCAAGGAATTGACCGCAGAAGCTAAAGCAATGCTAAGTGAACGTGACTTACCTGTTGAGTTAGTAAATGTAGTTGATTTGACAAGCGCAGAGACGGTATCGCAGTCTGTCGCTGTATTGCAGAAATCATGGGAGCAAGCCGTGCAAAAAGGCGTTCAAGAAAAACTAAAAGGCGGAGCTCCAATGAAACAAGCGCCAGTCGATAGTGACGGTATCACAAAAGAAGAATTTGCTCGTATGGGTTATCAGAGTCGAAATGAGCTCTATCAAAAGAACCCAGAGCTTTATAAGAAATTGAAAGGATAATAGAAAATGACAGCAGGACAAACTAAATTAGCCACTATGGTTAATCCAGAAGTAATGGCGGATATGGTAGCCGCTAAATTACCTAAATTGATTAAATTTACACCGCTAGCGTATGTAGAGACAAAGCTTGAAGGTCAACCAGGTAGCACTTTAACAGTGCCAGCATGGGAGTATGCAGGAGACGCTACTGAAATTGAAGAAGGCCAAGCAATTACGCCAGACCAATTGACTACTAAAAAGACTACTATGACCATCAAAAAAGCAGGTAAAGGTTATGAAATTACCGATGAGTCTCTTTTGTCAGGTCTTGGTGACCCACTAGGTCAAGCGACTTACCAGCTTGGTTTAGCTATTGCCAACAAGATCGATAATGATTTGGTAGCGGTAGCTAAAACTGCAACACAACATATTACAGAAACTCCAACAACTCTTGAGGCAATCGATAAAGCTCTAGATATCTTTGAGGACGAAGAAGATGCACAGTATGTTGCTATCATCAACCCTAAAGATGCTACTAAGCTAAAAACTGCAGTAGCAAAAGAATGGATTAAAGGTTCAGAGCTTGGAGCAAATATGGTTGTTTCTGGAACCTTCGGTGAAGTTGATGGTGTGCAAATCGTGCGCTCTAAAAAAGTTGATGAAGGTAAAGGCTTCCTTGTTAAAGTGTCACCAAGTCAAACTCAGACAGACGACGCTAACAAATATGGAGCTTTTGTTATCTTGCTTAAACGTGATGTGGCTATCGAAACAGACCGCGATATCTTGAAGAAGACTACCGTAATCACAGGTGATGAACACTACGGCGTTTACCTTTACGACCCTACACGAGTTGTAAAATTCGGTGGCGCGTAAGAGGTGACGATATGAGTTTATTGCTACGACGTCATTATATTCAAGAAGAGCAGGTTAACCAGTATTCTGATTTAGAGAATAAAACTCTAGAAGAGTTGAAGGATCTAGCGAAAGAAGCAGGTGTAGCAGGCGCTTATAAGTTGACAAAAGCCGAAATTGTAGAAGTTTTGGAGGAACTAAAAAGTGAAATTTAAAATCAAACAAGATTTCTATGATTGGGAATCAAATGTGAAACGACTGGCAGGAGAGGAACTTGAGATTACTGAGGAGCGCTATGCTGAGCTGGCTGACAATATTGCCAGCAACGGTGTCACTATCTCAGACGTTCTTGAGAAAATCCTCCCTGAACCTGAGTTCTTAGAAGAGGATTGATATGTCTATAGAGTTGCTGAAGAAATTAACAGGCGAAGAAGATACTCAGCTTCTCATGTTGCTCCAAACGAGGGCTACAAATCTTATCTTGTCAGAGACTAATCGCACATCTTTGACACCTGCTTTAAGTCTTTTGATACCTGAGGTTGCTATCGAGCTCCACAACCGCTCAGGAGCGGAAGGAGAGCATTCTAGAACCGAGGGTGGTATAGCAGTAGTCTACGGAGAAAACGGCCTATCTACGGGTCTTCTACAGCGAATACGCATGCACAGGCTAGCAAGGGTGGCAGGTCATGTTTTTGAAGCAGAGTAGACTGAAACCCTATCCAATGCGACGGTTTGAAAAGACTGTCACTGAGGAAGGTGTCGCGAAAGAAGGGTATGCCAAGGAAGCTGAGACAGTCCGCCTTGAATTGTGGCCAGCTAGTAGCAAGCTACAATCTGAATTGTATGGCGAGCGTGTCAATGATATTTTGAACGCAAATGCCAACAAGTCAGCTACTATCAAAGTAAAAGATGGTGTGTGTATCGATAGTCAGACGGAAGTGACTCATAGGGTTATTTCTAAAAAGGTCTACACACATCATCAAGTTTTGGAGTTAGAGCGTGTCAGGGCTACTAGGGGCAGATAGGCTTATAGCTAAATGTAGACGGTTAGCTAGTAAAAAAACTGGCGAGGATATCGTCTTACGTGCGGTACACAATGCTGCTATAAAAGTTGTCCAAGCTGATGCAAGAAGACTCGTACCAGTGAATGATGGAGAACTTATAACTAGTATCAAAACCAGAGCAAAAATGGACGGAGATAGGGCTATAGGCGAAGTTTACACCAACCTTAAATACGCTCCTTACGTTGAGTTTGGAACGGGACCTAAGGGTCAGGCTAGCCATTCTGGTATCTCTCCAGAGGTCAGCGTGACTTACAAGTCTCATCCTTGGTATGTGCATGAAGACCAAATCAATGTAGGATCTTACCACTTTCAAAAGATTGGGGAGTTTTACAAGATGTATGGTCAACCTGCTCAGCCTTATCTTTATCCAGCTTTGAGAGACAATCAAGAGCGTGTGTCTAAGAATATTTCGAATTATGTCCGTAGAAAGATAAGAGAACAAATACAATGATCAATATCAAGCCTGTTATTTATAAAGAATTGCAAAAGGTTGCAGATAATGTGACCGATACTTATCCTAGCGATTGGGAGACTTTCCCAGTCGTTATTTTTTTAGAAGAACAAAACAAGCCAGGTGATTGGTTTGACGACAAGGAACAAAAATCCTCTATCCGCTATAAGGTGGATATTTTTGATGATACCAGCACTAGTGAGTTAGCTGTTAAAATCAATCAGATTTTTGAGTCTTTAGGTTTGCGAAGAACCGACTGCCAAGACGTGCCAGACCCGTCTCATTTGAGACATAAGGTCATGCGTTTTGAAGGTGTCGTTGACTTAGATTCAGAGCTTGTTTTTCAATTTAGAATGGAGAATTAAAATATATGTTAGCAAATGGAATTACGCTTTCTTATAGCAAAACAAAAGGTAGCTATACTAAGCTTGTTGGATTGAAAGAAGTGCCAGAGTTTGGTATTGAACTCGAAAAAGTAGAAAATACTACTCTTGAAGATACGGTGAAGAAGTACGAGCTTGGTATTGGGGACGTAGGAGAACTTGAGTACAAGTTCTCTTATAATAATTCAAGCGCAACTGCTCCTTACCGTGTATTGCGTAAGGCAGCAGACGACAAGGAAAAACTCTACTTCGAACAAGCTTATCCAGACGGTACTAAGGTCACATTTGAAGGTCAAGTATCCGTAAAACTTGGCGGTGGCGGTGTCAATGCCGTTATCGATTTCACCCTTAAAATTGCTTTACAGTCAGAGTTGGAATTTGCAGATGGTGTTGGAGGTTAATTAAATGGCGTTAAAATACACAACTTGGAAAGTTACTGACGAAAAAGAGTTGAAGCTACGTTTGACATCTCATCAAGCTGCAACTGTGGAAGAAAAAATCGGCATGAACTTGCTGAAGATTTTCATGCCTGAAGCAGGCGAAGAGTTCACTTTGCCACCTTTGAAAGTTATGTTGTTGTTAGTTCATGGAGCCTTGCAGCAGTATGAACATGGGTATTCCTTTGAAGATGTCTACGACCTATACGATGAATACGTGGACAATGGGGGAGACCAAACAACTTTCATGACAGAGGTTTTAATGCCACTATTTGAAGTATCGGGTTTTACTCCACGAGGAAGCAAGAACAAGAAAACTTCCAAGAAGAAAATGACAGTAGTCGAGTAATCTTAACAGTAACGCAGATTATTGAGAGGCTTTATCCTATGTTTTTGGACATTGGAGGCAAGCCTCTTGATTTTTGGGATTTGACGGTGCTTGAAATCAGAGAAATGATTGAAAGCTACAACCGTGTCAAAATCCAAGAGCGTAAAGAAAAGATTATTGACTCATACAGACTTTCGCAGATGATATCCAACCACGTTTCTTTATTGTTATCCAAAGATGCCAAGGCCTTTGAGTTCTGGGAATATGCGCCTGAGTTGTTTGTAGAAGAACAACAAGCAGTAGAACAGGAACGACAGAGACAAGCGCTTTTGTTGCATAAGGAACGGATGCGTGATTTTGCAGAGAGACACAATCGAAAAAGGAAGGAGGAAATAAATGGCAACTCTTGATGAATTGAAGGTCATGATTGACGCTGAGATAGCGCCTTTCAGGAAGAAGATGAAAGAAGTCGAGAATCAGGTCAAAGGAACATCTGACCAAGTGAAAAATGCCACTGCCAAAGTTCGTAAACAGTCGAACTCAATCGGTAGTGCGTTTGGTAAGCTGGCTAAGTTTGCTGGTTTTGCAATCCTTGGTAAGAAATTACTTGATGTTGGGATGTATTCAACGCAGACAGCTCTTGAAGTGTCAGCGTCTATGAACCAAATCAAGCGACAGATGGGCGAGAGTTCGCAATCTTTCTTAAAATGGGTTAACGATAACGCCAACGCTATGAATATGGGTGTGGGTGAGGCTACTAACTACGGTGCAGTCTACTCAAACCTATTTTCTGGATTTATTAAGGACACCAACAAGCTAAGTGCTTATACTGCTAAGATGTTGCAGACATCGGCAGTGGTTGCTGAAGGCTCAGGGCGCACGATTACAGACGTTATGGAGCGGATTCGCTCAGGTTTGCTAGGGAACACCGAAGCAATTGAGGACCTAGGAATCAACGTCAATGTGGCTATGATTAAGTCCACTGAAGCTTTTAAACGTTTCTCAAATGGTCAAAGTTGGGACCAACTCGACTTTCAAACCCAGCAACAAATCCGTCTTATGGCTATCCTGGAGCAAGCTACAGCCAAGTATGGAGATACCTTGTCTAATTCTGTAAATGGTCGTATCAGCCTGTTTAAGTCGCTAATGAAGGACGCAGCATTGAACCTTGGTAACTCTATGTTACCGATTATCAATGCCATTATGCCCGTCTTAAACTCTTTTGCGATGGTCTTGAAGAACGTGACTGCTAAACTCGCTGAGTTTATCGCTTTGATGTTCAACAAGAAAGCTACAGTTAAAGATGGTGTCGGTGGAGCAGTTGGAGACATGGGGAACGCCATGAAAGACGCTGCAGGCGGAGCAGGAGACCTTGCTGACGCAGTAGACGACGCTGGAGATTCAGCAGGAGGACTTGCTGACAATCTTGGAGACTCCGCCAAAAACGCTAAGAAAGCTGCTAAAGAGTTGCTAGGTCTTTTGGGATTTGATGAGATTAACATCTTGCAAAAACCAAAAGATGACGACGCAGGCGGTTCTGGAGGCGGTGGCAAAGGTGGTAAAGGAAAGGGAGGCGGTGGCGGACCTTTCAAAGACATCTTGCCAGAAGTCGAGTTGACCGACATGGACAACAAATTCAAGAGCATTTTTGATGGTCTTGGAGATAAGCTCAAAGGGTTGTTTGACCTCTTCAAGAAAGGTTTTGATGCAGCATTTAGACCAGAAGGTATAAAACGCATTAAGACTGCCTTAGACCAAATAGCTAAGACAATGGGAGAAATCGCCACTGACCCAAGGGTTGTGAATGCCTTTAACCGAATGGCTGAGAAAATTGCTTATGCTTTAGGGCAAGTGACAGGCTCAATAACCACTATCGGGCTAGGTATCGGTGTTTTCCTTGCCGAAAGTATTGCAAATGGCCTTGGAAGGCAAAAAGAACGCATTACCAGGGCGCTAGTCGCTTTGTTTGATAATGTTGGTAACCTTTCCGAGGCAGTAGGAAACATAGCTCAGGACTTTTCTAGTGCTTTCTACGACGTCATTACCTCAACTGGTGCGGTTCGTATCGGTAGCGCTATTGTGTCAACTCTGTTGAGTTTGACATCTACCATTGTTGAAGTTGGTAGTAAATTAGCAGGAAGTTTGTTTAAAGGTTTTGAAAAAGTCGTTGTGACAAGCGCTCCTAAAATTTCATCAGTCTTCCAAAGTTTATTAGATACTGTTGCGCCTGTATTTGAGAGCATTGAAAGGTCTGTTAACAAATTTGGCGATGGCTTAAGTCGTGTTTATGATGAACATGTAGTCCCTGCTATTAACTCTATTGCTAATGCTTTTAATGGGCTAATTGACATTATTCAGATTCTCTGGGAGAATTCCTGGCAACCTTTTGCTGAGTTTTTATCAGGAGTATTCGGTGTTAGTATTGAAGGAATTTCAGATTTATTAGGAGGTGGCCTTTTAGCCACTTTGGGACTATTGGCGGATGCTATTAAGTTAGTGGCAGATGGTTTCACCGTTTTTTCTGACTGGTGTAAAGAAAACAAAGAACCTATCGTAGCTTTGATAACAACTTGGCAAACGATTAATTTCTTATCATGGGCAGAACAAGCTGGAGGACTTGCAGGAGCATTCAGCTTGTTAGGTAGTAAGGTCTCTTTGATTGTTGGAGGGATTAAGAATCTAGGTCTTGCTATTAAAGCATTGACATTTGATAAGTTGGTCAGTTTTGGTGAAACAATCTATTTGAACACCTTATATGCAAAAGATTTTGTGGTCAATTCAGGTAAAACAATTGCACAGCTAGGAAAAACTGCTTTAGAACTTGGTAAATCAGCTCTAGCATGGACTGCTCATGCAGCGAAAATGGGATTAGCAACCGCGGCGGAATTTGCACATTCTGTTGCAGCAGGAGTCGCTACAGCTGCAACATGGGCTTTTAATGCAGCGTTAGCAGTTTTGACAAGTCCAATAACATGGATTATTGCAGCAATCGCAGCTTTGATTGCTATTGGTGTTTTGCTCTATCAAAACTGGGACACTGTTGTTGAGTTTGCTAAAACTGCATGGCAAGGACTATGTGATTTTATCAGTGGTATTTGTCAAGCGATTGGCGAATTTTTCAGCGGTCTATGGACGAAACTACAAGAAATCTTTGAGCCGATAGGTCAATGGTTTGGCGAGAAATTCCAGCAAGCATGGGACGCCATTGTAAACATATTCTCTGGCATCGGAGAGTGGTTCTCTGGTGTATTCCAAGGTGCATGGGACGCTATCGTTAATATCTTCACACCAATCGGCTCATGGTTCGGACAACGTTGGGCAGATGTGACTAGTGCGTTGGCTAATATCGGGGCATGGTTTACTGACATGTTCCAAAAAGCATGGACTGGCTTAACAAACATCTTTAGCAAACTAGGTTCTTGGTTTGGCGAGAGATGGAACGATGTTACAAGTGCACTTTCCAAAGTAGCAAGCTGGTTTGGCGATATATTCGGAAAAGCTTTTGACGCTGTTAAAAATGCCTTTAGCTCTATCGGAGACTTCTTTAAAGGCGTTTGGGATACTGTCAAAAGTATCTTCGTTAATGCTGGTCAGATGGTCGGCGAGGCAGTAGGTGGAGCGTTTAAGAGTGCGGTCAATGCGGTTCTTGGAACGATTGAAAATGTAGTCAATGGCTTCATCGGAATGATTAATGGAGTTTTAGGCGTTGTCAGAAACTTACCTGGTCTAGGATGGGTTGGTAGTGTAAGTACAGTTAGCCTCCCTCGTCTTGCCCGTGGTGGTATCGTCGATAGTCCAACAATCGCCATGATTGGTGAAGCTGGTAAAGAGGCGGTCGTACCACTTGAAAATACAGGATTTATCCAAACACTTGGACGAGTAGTCAGCAGTGCGGTAGTAAATGCCATGGCTGGTGTTAGTCCACAAGGTGGATTCTCTGGCGACGGCGACATCGTTATCCAAATCGCAGGCCATGAGTTCGGACGGGTAGCCATCCAAGAAATCAACAAGGAGCATGAACGAGCAGGTCAAACCTTGCTCAAGATTTAGGAGGTTAAATGGCACAATTGACAATCAATGGGGTGGCTGTGAAGCCTCCCAAATATTTTCAAGTCGGTATTCAAGATATCGATGGAGAGACAGGGCGTAATGCCAATGGCGACATGGTGCGTGACCGTATCACGACCAAACGCAAACTAGACTGTGAATGGGGTATGATGACTCAGGGAGAAATAAGTCAGCTTTTACATGCTGTATCATCTAAATTTTTTGAGGTATCTTATCCAGACCCCATGGATGGCCAAGTCACAAAGACTTTCTATGTCGGTGATAGGACAGCTCCTAGCTATACCTTTACTGAGAAGTTTAAACCTTGGTCTGGCGCTAAATTTAATCTGGTAGAGAGGTAAGAAAATGGACGCTTTAACTAGACGACAATTTGACAGAGCCATGTTTGCCAAGGAAAGGACGCTGGCTATTCGTGTTGGTGAATATGCTTCACGGGATATCAAAGAGGCTAGTTTTGAGTATGGCTACATCAAGGGCGATACTTATAAGCCTGGTGGAACCTGCGCTGGTAGCGGTAAAATTACCTTTACCAGTATCATTACCACGTTCAATAAGCTGGATACCCTGCACCCTGAGATTGGTCTACTGGTTGGGGATACCTACCAGTGGGTCAAGATGGGGGAATACTTCATCAACGATATTGAGATTGACCGAAACCGCAACACAACCACACTTGAACTTATGGACGGTATGTTTAAGCTCAATCGTGAGTACGTGACGGATTTGCATTTCCCAGCTGAAGTACGAGAGGTTATTCAGGAAATCTGCCTGAAAACAGGCATTGAGTTAGCGAATGACTATTTCGGAATCAGCGCGATGCGTTATCATATTGAGCAAGTTCCTGAGGGTAAGAAACTTTCCTTTAGGGATATGCTGAGCGCTATGACTCAGGTGATTGGGATGTCTTGTTTCTTCAACAGAGAAGGCAAGATGGAAATCCGTGATTTGACTGAGTCCAATATCACGATCAACGCTGACAGTTATTTCTTGCATGGCTTGACCAAGAGTGAGATTGAGTATCAGATAGCTGGTATCACTTGTAAGACGGACAAGAAGTCTCTGACGGTCGGTATGAAGACAGGCCGGTCTTTGGAACTGGACAATGTCTTCATGACCCAGAGCGCTTTAAATGACCTGTATTACAAACTGAAAAACCTAACTTACTATCCGTATAATCTCAACTACCAAGGGCATTTACTGCTTGAGGTTGGGCAGTGGGTAACCATTCAGACCAACAAGAAAGAAACCTTTAAAGTTCCTGTCTTAAGTCAGAGCTTTACTTTCAAAGGTGGTCTAAGAGGTCGTATCAGCGCAGATAGTAAAGCTGGAAATGATACGCAGTATTCTTACGAGGGTACGATTACCAAGCAGATTAAGCAACAAGATGGCATTGAAGCCAAAATCCAAGCGCAGATAGAAGCAGCAGACGCAGCCTTTGACGCTGAATTTGACAAACGTGAGAAAGCTATCACGGATGCCATCGAACTTGCCAAAGCCAGAGCTGAAGAAGTCAAGAGAGAACTGTCTGACACTATCAATCAGCGCTTTAATAGCTTTGACAACGGGCCATTGAAAGAAACTAAGCGCAAGGCTGAGGAAGCTTTGCGAAATGCTGGCGCAAGTACCCTGCTTGCACAGGAAGCTAAGCGGATTGGGCTGGATTCTGTCGCTAGACTTGAAGCGTTTAAGTCGCAGACTACGAGCGCACAAACGGCTCTGTCGGGTGACTTGGACGCTCTGAAACGGACTATCGCGAATGATATTCGACCGAAGCAAGCACAGGCTGAAGCTGAGATTGCCAAGCAAGCTGAAGCACTTAGCCGGACTAAAAATGAACTGGCTGGCGCAAGTACCCTAATTGCACAGGAAGCTAAGCGGATTGGACTGGATTCTGTTGCTAGACTTGAAGCGTTTAAGTTGCAGACTACGAGCGCTCAGACGGCTTTGTCAGGTGACTTGGATGCCCTGAAACGAACTATCGCAAACGATATTCGACCGAAGCAAGCACAGGCTGAAGCTGAGATTGCCAAGCAAGTTGAAGTACTTAGTCGGACTAAGAATGAACTGGCTGGCGTGAAGTCAGCGCAAGCGACGTATGAGGAGACGACGACTCGTAGACTGTCAGAACTGACCAACTTGGCCAATGGTAAAGCCAGCAAGTCAGAACTCACGCAGACAGCTGAGGAGCTCTCTAGTAAGATAGCGAGTGTGCAGGTCGGGGGTAGGAATTATATCCGGGGTACAAAGCGCATGATGTTAGCCAGAGGATTGTGGGCATCAGGTACTTTTAGACCGTCAGGCGCTGGGACGGCAAAGACGATTGATGTATTAGACAGTCCAGCAACTGGCTTTGATAAAGCGATACGATTGACCTCAAGCAATGCTAGAGACCAAATAGGTATTGCTCAAGATGGATTTTATATCTCGCAAGGCACATACACGATGTCTTGTTGGGTCAAAGGCAGAAGAGGTCAAAAGGTCAAGCTACAAACTTATTGGCAAGTCAATGATAATTCGGGTATTTCGCCCATCTTTACATTAAAGGATGAAAATTGGACAAAGCTATCGTTTACTAGCGCTAGAAATAGGGCTGGAGTCGCATCAATTGGCTATGTGTATCTCGTAAATGCTGAAGTCGGAGAATATTTAGATGTTCTTGCGCCCCAGCTGGAAGACGGAAGTTTGGCAACAAGCTCAAAAGAAGCTCCTGAAGATATAGAAGGTCAGATTTCAACAGTTGAATCCAACTTTAAACAGCGTGCTGATTCACTCGAAGCTGGTGTAAGCCGTCTGACTGAAGGGCTTAGAACCAAAGTGGATATCAGCTCACTCAATGTGACTGCTGAAAATATCCGGCAATCGGTGAAGAGTCTTGAGACAGACACGCAGAACAAGCTAAATCAGAAGTTGAGTCAGGCTGAATTTGAGGTGCGAGCCGGCTCTATCCGTCAGGAAATCCTGAATGCAACCAAGGATAAAGCCAGCAAGTCAGAACTCACGCAGACAGCTGAGGAGCTGGCTAGTCGGATTGCGAGTGTGCAGGCATCCGGTCGAAATCTATTCTTGAACTCACTATTCAAGCAGGATATTCCAAAAACAGGAATTTGGACAACGAGTACATATACGGCTACTATCGATAGCGAAAGTAAGTATCTTGGACACAAGGCTCTTAAAATTATAGGTCTGAATCCATCTGGTCGTGATGGAGGGAATCCCAAGGTTACTTATCCAGCTCTGGGTCAATTCGGGAAAGTAATTCCCGGAAGTACGACTAATCAAGATGTAACCATTAGTTTTTATGCTAAGGCAAATAAAAATGGAATAATGCTAAGATCTCGATTAGGGAATATCGGATATAAAACTGGAAATGTGACATTGTCGACAGAAATTAAACGATATGTTGTCCATATTCCAAAAGGTTGGACAAACGAATCCAAGCAGACCACAAATGAATGGTTGTTCAATTTCAACCAGGAAGGAACTGTTTGGATTTGGATGCCGAAGTTTGAAATAAGCGATGTAGATACTTCTTATTCAGAAGCTCCTGAAGATATAGAAGGTCAGATTTCAACAGTTGAATCCAACTTTAAACAGCGTGCTGATTCACTCGAAGCTGGTGTAAGCCGTCTGACTGAAGGGCTTAGAACCAAAGTGGATATCAGCTCACTCAATGTGACTGCTGAAAATATCCGGCAATCGGTGAAGAGTCTTGAGACAGACACGCAGAACAAGCTAAATCAGAAGTTGAGTCAGGCTGAATTTGAGGTGCGAGCCGGCTCTATCCGTCAGGAAATCTTGAACGCAACCAAGGATAAAGCAGATAAGACTTTAGTTGTATCTGAAGCCGGGAAATTGCGTGAAGAATTTTCAAAAATGAAGGTGGGAGGCCGGAATCTATGGATAAAATCCAAGACGGTTGGAGCTGTAATTGAAAAATTACCTGAAAACCACGTCACAGGTCAAAAAGAATGCTATAGGCTAGAGAACAACTCTACTTTAACGTTCAACCTTGAACCAGATTTCAGCTCAAGGTTGTACCAAAAAGTTACTTTTAGCGCTTGGATCAAGTACGAAAATGTAGTCCAAGGTCGAAATTTTTGGAATGTATTTAATTGCTTCAAACATTATCTTTTTAGAAAAAATAGTGAGACCGGAGTACAGAGTGGTCCAGATTATGCTACGCTTGGTATGTATAAAGGTTCGGCAGATTGGAAATATATTACATTCACTTATGACTACTCTGAAAAAACAAATTTTGATCAATTGAAGACATCATTGCGATTCAATCTTGAAGGTGCTACAAGCGGTACAGCTTGGGTAACAGGAATCAAGGTTGAAATCGGTAGTGTGGCGACGGACTGGAGTCCTGCGCCTGAGGACGCTGATGGTCTCATCACTGAAGCTAAGGCTACCTTTGAGCGGACAGCTCAGGGCTTGCGAACCGATTTATCAGCTATTCAGGAATATGTAAATAAAGACGGTCAGCGACAGGAAGCCCTACAGCGCTATACTCGTGAGGAGAGCACGAGACAAGCGACAGCAGTCCGTGAGCTGGTCAATCGTGATTTCGTTGGTAAGGCTACTTATCAAGAAGATGTTAAGGGTATCAATCAGAGGATTGAAGTTGTTAAAACTAGTGCGAATAAAGACATCGCTAGTCAAATCGCTAGCTATCGTCAATCTGTAGATGGTAAGTTCACGGATATTTCAAGTCAGATAACTACTTATAAGCAAGATGTGGGCGGTCAAATCAGTGGTCTATCAAATAGACTTACAAGCAGTGAGCAAGGAACCACTACTCAGATTTCAAATATTTCAAATCGGATAAACAGTAATAAGCAAGGCACAGATAATCAGATTTCAAATTTAAAGACTCAGGTCGCTACAAACAAGGATAATGCTGAACGACAAATGGGTAGAATATCTGATCAGGTTTCTGCAAACAAAGCGAATGCTGATAGTCAATTTGCGAATGTGACCAATCAACTAGCGCGAAAAGTAGAGACTACTGACTTCCAGCGTGTTAAGGAAACCAGTAAACTTTACGAGCGGATTTTGGGCAATACTGAAAATGGAATTGCGGATAAAGTTGCTCGCATGGCTCTGACCAATCAACTGTTTCAGGTTGAGGTGGCTAAAAATGCCAGCAATGGTCAAAATTTGTTGAAAGGCACAAAAGACTTCTCAGGGGGTTGGAAAAACAAGGGTGCAAATTGGAAAAAGCACGCTGAAAAATACAAAGGTGTTGATGTCCTATTTAAAAATAATTCGTGGAATGGCGTTGGACAAGAGATTGATGCAAAAATTGGTGAAGTCTATACATTCAGCTTATGGATGAAGAGCGACTGGAAGAATGATACAGTAAATTTCTATGTAAATAGAAATGGATCTGTTGAGAAAGGTTGGGGTGTTCCATCTGAAACATCGGTCGCTATAACAAGTGAATGGAAACGTTACTCATTTACCTTCAAAATTACTGTGGACGGCTTCATCTTTCCTCGTGTAGAACGACTTAATCAAAATACAAATCTATATATTGCAGGTCTTAAACTTGAAAAAGGATCGTATGCAACACCGTACACCGAAGCTCCTGAAGACACGGACGAAGCGATTCGCTCTGTTCAAAGCCAACTAACTGGCTCATGGGCAGTTCAAAACATCAACTCGGCTGGAGATATCATCTCTGGAATCAATCTTGGCGCCAATGGACATAACCGCTTCGTTGGGAAATTGACCCACATCACTGGAGAGACCCTGATTGACAGAGCAGTCATCAAGTCTGCCATGGTTGATAAGCTGAAAACGGCCAATTTTGAAGCTGGTTCGGTCACGACTACGATATTAGACGCTGAAGCGGTCACGGCTGATAAAGTGAGATTTGATGCTGCGTTTATTAGAAAAATGACTGCAAATGATGCTTTTATTGACCAACTGACATCTGGACGTATCTTCTCTACTAAGGTTGAGTCCGTCATTTCTAGTTCAACCTTCCTAGAAGCCTATCAAGGCCGAATCGGTGGATTCACACTTGGTCAATTTGACCAGGGTGGCGGTCGCTGGATTTCAGGTGTCAATCAGTTCTCTGTTGGTATGGGGAATGGTGCCGGGTATGGAGTCCGGACAGCCTTCTGGGCGAACTGGGGAAATAATTGGAACTATGCCGGACCTAAAGCATGGAACGTCAATACTGATGGGAAAATGTACTGTAGGAATGAAGTCGGTTTTTATGATCAAGTGGATTTTTCGAATTCATCGAGAGCAAACTTCTATGGGAATACTACTTTTTCTCGTTCTCCTGTGTTTTCAAATGGTATCGAACTTGGAAGTAAAGATGTGCTTGGTGATGGTTGGAATCCCAAAGGCGGAAGGAATGCGGTTGTTTGGTGGAATCAGGTCGGTAGCGGTAGCGTGAAGTATTGGATGGAACAAAAATCAGACAGACGCTTAAAAGAGAACATCACAGATACAGCTGTGAAAGCCTTGGATAAAATCAACAGATTAAGAATGGTTGCATTTGATTTCATCGAAAATAAGAAACATGAGGAGATTGGTCTAATAGCTCAAGAGGCTGAAACCATCGTTCCAAGAATTGTCTCACGAGATCCTGAGAATCCAGATGGCTATCTGCATATTGACTATACCGCTTTAGTTCCTTACTTAATCAAGGCTATTCAAGAATTAAATCAAAAAATAGAAAAAATGGAGAAAACAATAGCATGAATAACAACATGTTGACCAATATCACACTTTAAAGCAATTCAGGAGCTTGCTCTTGAAAATAGAAAACGAACACACAGATTGGAGAACTTGGAAAATGAACACAGAACAGCTTAACCAAGCCTTACAAATGACAATTCGTGAAATGTCAACAACTTCAACAGATTCGATGATTACAAGTAATATCTTGAGTATTCAGTTGAATGAGCAAAGGGAAGAGAATCAAAGACTTCAAGCACGAGTGGATGAGCTGGAAGCTCTGCTTGATGAACAAACTAAACCAGCAGACAAAGGAGAATAGACATGGCAGAAACAATTCAAAACACAGATAACTTACTAGACCTTACAAAAATCACAGAACCATTTGATCTTGCGAGTGCTTTGCGCTACATGAAAGAAAATGGAGAGTTCATTCGTTGCAAGAATGTAAGCGATGACTTCTATATGTATCGTGACGTTCAAAAACGTCCTGTGATCGTAAATGGCCGTCGCCAATTCAAGGATGTTGAAACCGTTTGGGCATTCAACCAGTGGGGTGGTACAATCGCAACAATCAACGTAGCCGTTCTGTTGAATCATGAATTCTATATCATGAAATTTGATGCAGAGGGCAATCCTGACTGGACGGTTCCAACGGTAGAACCTAAAGAATAGGAGGTTGTATGCCAATTGAAGAAGCTGAAAAAATCGCTCAAAGTCAGGTAGCTTGGGCGATTTTGTTTATCTTGCTTTTTTTTATTATCATTCGATATCTTATCAAGACTTCGGACAAGCGAGAGAAGAAGATTATGGATTTGCACGAGCAATCAAAGGCCGACTCTAATAGACGAGAAGAGCGTTTGATGACTCACCTAGAAAAGACCACTACAGAATTAACCACAATCACTCACACGGTCGGAGACATTCAAAAAGAAATGGTTCGCATGAACGACCGCATGGAAGAAATCGAAAAAGGAGAATAACAAATGCAACAAATTACTGAAATCATTACTAATGGAGCAATCAGCATCCTTGTTATTTTGGCTGGTATCGCAGTCAAGGCAGTCAAGGACTACCTGGTTCAAAAAGGTGGAGAAAAGACCATCAAAATCGTTGAAATCTTGGCCAAAAATGCAGTAAATGCCGTGGAGCAGGTAGCTGCTGAAACTGGCTACAAGGGAGATGAAAAACTGGCACAGGCTCGTGCTAAAGTCCGTGCTGAGCTTACAAAATACAATATTAGCATGACTGACAAAGACTTAGACACCTTCGTAGAGTCAGCAGTGAAGCAGATGAACGACGCTTGGAAAGGACAAGAGTAATGGATATCGATACAAGCAGACTACGTACAGGCTTGCCCCAGGTTGGGGTGCAGCCTTATCGACAAGTACATGCCCACTCAACAGGCAACCGTAACTCAACCGCTCAAAATGAAGCTGATTACCACTATAGAAAGGACCCTGAACTAGGGTTCTTTTCACATGTTGTCGGAAACGGCCGTGTCATGCAAGTAGGTCTTGTGAACAACGGAAGTTGGGATGTTGGGGGCGGTTGGAATGCTGAGACCTATGCAGCGGTTGAACTGATTGAAAGCCATTCAACTAAGGAAGAGTTTATGGCTGACTATCGCCTTTATATCGAATTGCTACGCAATCTAGCGGACGAAGCAGGCTTGCCGAAGACTCTTGATACAGACGACTTGGCAGGTATCAAGACGCATGAATACTGTACCAATAACCAACCAAACAACCACTCAGACCATGTGGATCCATATCCATATCTTGCAAGTTGGGGCATTAGCCGTGAGCAGTTTAAGCAAGACATCGAAAACGGCTTGAGCGCTGCAACAGGCTGGCAGAAAAATGGCACAGGCTACTGGTACGTACACTCAGACGGCTCTTATCCAAAAGATAAGTTTGAGAAAATCAACGGTACCTGGTATTATTTCGATGGCTCAGGCTATATGCTTTCAGACCGCTGGAAGAAGCACACAGACGGTAATTGGTACTACTTTGACCAATCAGGCGAAATGGCCACAGGCTGGAAGAAAATCGCTGACAAGTGGTACTATTTCGACATAGAAGGTGCCATGAAGACAGGTTGGGTCAAGTACAAGGACACTTGGTACTACTTAGACGCTAAAGAAGGTGCTATGGTATCAAATGCCTTTATCCAGTCAGCAGACGGAACAGGCTGGTACTACCTCAAACCAGACGGAACACTGGCAGACAAGCCAGAATTCACAGTAGAGCCAGATGGCTTGATTACAGTTAAATAAATAGAAAGGAAACTTTCTAAATTGTTCTTTCACCGCAGGCTCAGGCTTGCGGTTTTTTATTTGCTCTGATTCTTCAAAAAAGCGTTTACATGAAGAATAGGGAGGAGGAATGGCAGGGTATTATTGCCAAAAACGCCATTTTGTTAATAATAGCTCCTTTTTATTTTTTGATTATTGTCAAAAACGGTGTTTTGTTAAAAATAAAAAAATAGTGATTTTTTCATAACTTTTTATCTTCTTTTACGAATAGATAAGTAGGAGGAATAAAAATGAAGATTTTAAATATTGAACTAGCAAATGTAGAGCAGACAGATTTAGGTTTTGAGCATTGGGTAGATGTGACTTATCAGGTTCCGATTTTGAAGAATGAATACACGGTCAAGCTATTATTACTTATGGAATGCAGGATAGAGGACCAAGAGGTTATTGAGTATCTGGTCAGCACTTGGAAGTATCGTGAGCTGGTCTTACATTCTGTGAGGATGTATGATATGGAGAGAGAAGCAAGTTAAAATACTGTTACTAACTCTAACTTATCATGATTGGGCGTTTAACGTCTACACCAGAATTGCACAAAACCAACAATGACAAGTCGGTAGCGCGAGCAACTATCGCTGTCAACCGTCGTTACAAAGACCAAAACGGTGAACGTGAAGCTGATTTTGTCAATATGGTCCTATGGGGCAGACTAGCAGAAACTTTGGCAAGCTACGCAACCAAAGGTAGTCTCATTTCCGTTGATGGAGAATTGCGTACCCGTCGCTTTGAGAAAAATGGTCAGATGAACTATGTAACCGAAGTCCTTGTGACAGGATTCCAACTCTTAGAAAGTCGTGCTCAACGTGCCATGCGTGAAAATAATGCAGGCCAAGATTTGGCAGATTTGGTCTTGGAAGAGGAAGAATTGCCATTTTAATACTCTTCGAAAATCTCTTCAAACCACGTTAGCTTTATCCACAACCTCAAAGCAATGCTTTGAGCAGCCTGCGGCTAGCTTCCTAGTTTGCTCTTTGATTTTCATTGAGTATAAACATTAAAAAGTCTGAGTTGGTCTCAGGCTTTTTATCTTGAGAAAGTCAGACTTTTTTCTTGACTATTTCTGACCAAGTGATACAATAGAATTATGAATTAGCACTCCAGTTCAAAGAGTGCTAATAATATCTATCTCATTATGGAGGAAATCAGATGTTGAAACCATTAGGGGACCGTGTGGTCTTAAAAATAGAAGAAAAAGAACAAACCGTTGGGGGCTTTGTCCTTGCAGGCTCAGCCCAAGAAAAAACCAAAACAGCTCAAGTTGTGGCTACTGGACAAGGTGTTCGTACCTTGAACGGTGACTTGGTTGCTCCAAGTGTTAAAACTGGAGATCGTGTCTTAGTTGAAGCCCACGCAGGTCTTGATGTCAAAGATGGCGATGAAAAGTACATTATCGTAGGCGAAGCTAACATTTTGGCAATCATTGAGGAATAGAAGGAGAAAGTAAGTATGTCAAAAGAAATTAAATTTTCATCAGATGCCCGTTCAGCCATGGTTCGTGGTGTCGATATTCTTGCAGACACTGTTAAAGTAACCTTGGGACCAAAAGGTCGCAATGTCGTTCTTGAAAAGTCATTCGGTTCACCCTTGATTACCAATGACGGTGTGACCATTGCCAAAGAAATCGAATTGGAAGACCATTTTGAAAATATGGGTGCTAAGTTAGTATCAGAAGTAGCTTCTAAAACCAATGATATCGCAGGTGACGGGACTACGACTGCAACAGTCTTGACCCAAGCTATCGTCCGTGAAGGAATCAAAAACGTCACAGCAGGTGCAAATCCAATCGGTATTCGTCGTGGGATTGAAACAGCAGTTGCCGCAGCAGTTGAAGCTTTGAAAAACAACGCCATCCCTGTTGCCAATAAAGAAGCTATCGCTCAAGTTGCAGCCGTATCTTCTCGTTCTGAAAAAGTTGGTGAGTACATCTCTGAAGCAATGGAAAAAGTTGGCAAAGACGGTGTCATCACCATCGAAGAGTCACGTGGTATGGAAACAGAGCTTGAAGTCGTAGAAGGAATGCAGTTTGACCGTGGTTACCTTTCACAGTACATGGTGACTGATAGCGAAAAAATGGTGGCTGACCTTGAAAATCCGTACATTTTGATTACAGACAAGAAAATTTCCAATATCCAAGAAATCTTGCCACTTTTGGAAAGCATTCTCCAAAGCAATCGTCCACTCTTGATTATTGCGGATGATGTGGATGGCGAGGCTCTTCCAACTCTTGTTTTGAACAAGATTCGTGGAACCTTCAACGTAGTAGCAGTCAAGGCACCTGGTTTTGGTGACCGTCGCAAAGCCATGCTTGAAGATATCGCCATCTTAACAGGCGGAACAGTTATCACAGAAGACCTTGGTCTTGAGTTGAAAGATGCGACAATTGAAGCTCTTGGTCAAGCAGCGAGAGTGACCGTGGACAAAGATAGCACGGTTATTGTAGAAGGTGCAGGAAATCCTGAAGCGATTTCTAACCGTGTTGCGGTTATCAAGTCTCAAATCGAAACTACAACTTCTGAATTTGACCGTGAAAAATTGCAAGAACGCTTGGCCAAATTGTCAGGTGGTGTAGCGGTTATTAAGGTCGGAGCCGCAACTGAAACTGAGTTGAAAGAAATGAAACTCCGCATTGAAGATGCCCTCAACGCTACTCGTGCAGCTGTTGAAGAAGGTATTGTTGCAGGTGGTGGAACAGCTCTTGCCAATGTGATTCCAGCTGTTGCTACCTTGGAATTGACAGGAGATGAAGCAACAGGACGTAATATTGTTCTCCGTGCTTTGGAAGAACCCGTTCGTCAAATTGCTCACAATGCAGGATTTGAAGGATCTATCGTTATCGATCGTTTGAAAAATGCTGAGCTTGGTATAGGATTCAACGCAGCAACTGGCGAGTGGGTTAACATGATTGATCAAGGTATCATTGATCCAGTTAAAGTGAGTCGTTCAGCCCTACAAAATGCAGCATCTGTAGCCAGCTTGATTTTGACAACAGAAGCAGTCGTAGCCAATAAACCAGAACCAGTAGCCCCAGCTCCAGCAATGGATCCAAGTATGATGGGCGGGATGATGTAAGCTTTCTATAGAAAACAACTTATAAAAAACACAAAAGGAGGGAATGACTAACCCTTCTTTTTATAGGCTCTTTGTCAACTGTAGTGGGTTGAAGAAAAGCTAAGCTCGAGAAAGGACAAATTTTGTCCTTTCTTTTTTGATATTCAGAGCGATGAAAATCCGTTTTTTGAAGTTTTCAAAGTTTCGAAAACCAAAGGCATTGCGCTTGATAAGTTTGATGAGATTATTGGTCGCTTCCAGTTTGGCATTAGAATAGTGTAGTTGAAGGGCGTTGACAATCTTTTCTTTATCTTTGAGGAAGGTTTTAAAGACAGTCTGAAAAATAGGATGAACCTGCTTAAGATTGTCCTCAATAAGTCCGAAAAATTTCTCTGGTTCCTTATTCTGGAAGTGAAAAAGCAAGAGCTGATAGAGCTGATAGTGATGTTTCAAGTCTTGCGAATAGCTCAAAAGCTTGTTTAAAATCTCTTTATTGGTTAAGTGCATACGAAAAGTAGGACGATAAAATCGCTTATCACTCAGTTTACGGCTATCCTGTTGAATGAGTTTCCAGTAGCGCTTGATAGCCTTGTATTCATGGGATTTTCGATGAAACTGATTCATGATTTGGACACGCACACGACTCATAGCACGGCTAAGATGTTGTACAATGTGAAAGCGAAGCTGTTTAGCCAAGCCATAGTAAGGGCTAAACATATCCATAGTAATAATTTTGACGCGACATCGGACGGCTCTATCATATTTAAGAAAGTGATCTCGGATGACAGCTTGTGTTCTTCCCTCAAGAACAGTGATGATATTGAGATTGTTAAAATCTTGCGCAATGAAGCTCATCTTTCCCTTTGTAAAAGCATACTCATCCCAAGACATAATCTCAGGAAGACAAGAAAAATCATGTTTAAAGTGAAAATCATTGAGCTTACGAATAACAGTTGAAGTTGAGATGGAAAGCTGATGGGCAATATCGGTCATAGAAATCTTTTCAATTAACTTTTGCGCAATTTTTTGGTTGATAATACGAGGGATTTGGTGATTCTTCTTGACGATAGAAGTTTCAGCGACCATCATTTTTGAACAGTGATAACACTTGAATCGACGCTTTCTAAGGAGAATTCTAGTAGGCATACCAGTCGTTTCAAGATAAGGAATTTTAGAAGGTTTTTGAAAGTCATATTTCTTCAATTGATTTCCGCACTCAGGGCAAGATGGGGCGTCGTAGTCCAGTTTGGCGATGATTTCCTTGTGTGTATCCTTATTGATGATGTCTAAAATCTGGATATTAGGGTCTTTAATGTCTAGTAATTTTGTGATAAAATGTAATTGTTCCATATGAATCTTTCTAATGAGTTGTTTGGTCGCTTTTCATT